CGGGCTTTTATCTACGGATAAACCACTAACTTTAGTTACATGCTCTATCAATATACTTCCCCCTCCTACACCATTGGGGCAAGTTATTTGTGCCTCAAACTGATTAAGGTAAACAGGCTCATACTTATTTAAAGAAGCCTGAGAATTTGAGAAATGTGGTAATCCTGCCATAATGTTTTTTAGTATATTTATCTAATTTCTAAAAAATCTAAAAAATTAATCCAATTAAACAAATTGGGCAAATCCTCCAGATGCAATACCTCCAGTTCGGGTAACAGTAATTCTATTAATAAATTTCTGTATACCTCTTGCTGGCTCTATGATAACATCTATAACCCCCATGTTCATATCTATGATAGCTGGTGTGTTATTAGAAGTATCCATAATAGTTTGGTAAGCATAAATTCCTCCCCCTGATTGAACTCCGTCTAAATAATTATCTACTAATGTCTTAATTTCAAGTCTAATAGAATCTTCGTTAAAATCAAATAAATAATTAGAAAGAATAGATTGAACATCGCTTTCTACAGAAATTAATAGATCCCTTACGTGTAAAAGATTAAATGCTGAATTTACTGTTTGGTAAGCTGTTTGGTTACCAAATATTACAACACCTACTCCTGTCCTTTTTATTATAGGATTTATACCGAATGGTTCTAGATTTCCTCTATCCTCGTCTGTAAAATCATATTCTACACCTACTATAGTACCTCCTGAAAGAACTCCTCTTTTTTGTCCTGCAACTATAGAATAAGGTTCTCCTGCTGCAAATTTTCTAACATAGTTATTAGAAACAAATGCTGCTGGTGGAACATTTATATTTCTATTAGATTCTCTAATTGTAATATAAGGGGAAAAGAATCCGCAAAATTTAGAACCATCGTCTTCACTAGGTAAACTAAATGTGTAAGACGGATTAAGAGCTAAATTACCCCCTTCTGCAATGTATCTAGTTTGTAAAGCTGGAAAGGGATTAACTGCAGTAGGTGCATCGGTAAATCTAGGGTCTGTACTATTTCTAAATTGAGTAATCGAAGGAGCATTAATTAATGCCATTGCTTGCTGTCTGTTTTTAGCAAGTAAGCTTAATTGACGTTTAGAATTAGGTAGAATCTGTCCAGAGAAAGTATCTACTACGTATCTAAAACTAATTATATCTTTAGCTGCTAATGTCTTAGCTATATTTGTATCAAACATAACATCTAGGATCTCAGAAACTCTAGCATCTGTTCCGTTAGGCCTGTGAGATTCTTTCATTGCAAACCCTGAAAGATATGTAAAATCAAAAGATGTAGTAAATTCAGGAATAGATTTAAATTTCTGAACTCTTTCACTTGTTAGCCCAGAATAGTAAAGAACTGGTCTTGCGCATACTACTCTATAAACTCCAGAAGCTGTGGTCGAAGCTACCGTAGTAATTTTAGCAAGTCTTTGCTGCTGATTTCCTGTAGGAGGTACACATATATCTAAATCTGTAGATACTATTAAATCGCCTACAGAGAAAGGTACATTTCCGTTAGCGTCTTCTACAACATTAAATGTAGTGGGATTTATCTGAGTTGCATCTACAAATTCAGATATTCCTCCTGCTTGAGAAATTATATTAATTTTTTGATCAGATACAGGTAATCCTGAATTATCTGAAGCATAAGAAGGGGTTAAACCTCCTCCAAAAGTAGCTATATTAGTTATTGTAGTATCATTTCTAGAAACATTGGTAAATGCTCTAGTGTAAACTAAATTGAATTGATCTCTGTCTACCGTTTGTTGGAAACCCATATACTGTAGGGATGTTCCATCATCATTTAGCCATATTAAATCTCCATCTACAATTTCATTGTATTTATTATCTACGTAAAGCTCCGAAGCATTATACCCTAATAGAACATTAGAAACCCCAAGAGGTGCATTAGGTCCAGTCACTCCATTAGGGGTAGAAACACTTTCTATATCTAGATAATCTGAATTACCAAATTGATAAGCAGATGTGTAGAAAGGTCTATTACTTCCAGAAGCCCCTGTATTATAAGAGGCTAGATTAAATGTTGGGCTTACCACTATACCTTGGGCTCTATATGAAGCTATATCTAAAGGATGGCTAAATAATATTCTCAATTCGCTTCCTACTTCGGTAGTTCCCGTAACTTTAAGTTTAACTAAATCTCCTTCTTGATATTGATTAATTAATCCTCCGGTTAGACCTACGATTCCTTGTACTACTCCTAATATGAATTTCTGATCGCTTGAACTTGTTACCGTTAAAAATTCTTTTAACAAGGTTTTTTGGGCAGCTGTGGATATACCTCCGGTTGCTCCTGTAGTTCCTGATGTTTGAAGATAATGTAATCCTCCCTCGAATAAAGTAGAATTATAAGCAGCAAAAGACTGATTAATAATACCTGCAGTTGCACCGGTAACTCCTGGGTTTAAAGTAAATAATGTACCAACTTTAGCTCCTGTAGTAAAAACTGTTGCCCCTGTTGCTGGGGTAAAGAAAGGACCTGCTCCGGTAACTCCTATTACATTTTGTGTGTAAAGGTAATCTGCTACTAGGACTTGATCATAACTTAGAAATTTAATTCTAGGGGTTGCAAGATCTCTATCTCCTGAAAGTTCATCTATTAAATGATTACCTACTAAATCTATTTTATATGGGCTGTTACAAATATCATCAAATGCTTGTTCGTCAATAGCGCAGAATAAACCTGTAGAAGGAGTATTTTGATTTACTAAAGTTTGTATGTATTGATTATTTCCGTTTAAATCTACGAAATCAGGTATGATACATCCAGTAACCGAAGTTACTATATTTACATCTTGATTAGATAAGAAATTATCTATTTGGCTTTTTATGAATCCATTATTAGTAAAGTAAGAATTCCATTTAGGGTCTACTGATAAAGCTTGATAATTAGTCCAATCCCCTGATACTGCAATTACATCAATAAAATAATCTGAAATATAATCATAAGGATGCATAAAGGAAGGAACATTATTTATTCCATACCAATCTGCTGCAAAAATATTAAACCCTAATAAAGGAAATACTGAATCCGTAGATTTTCTAGTAATTATACTTACCGGACTTTTTCCTAAATTAGTTAAATTAAATAATTTACCTTGATCCGCCACACTTAATGTAGCTAAGAAATATTCAGGATCCGGGAAAAAGAATCTTTCTTTATTGTAATATGAAGAATATAACTTTGAGGTAATTACCCCGTTATATTGTTCTGTATCCAAAGAAAAAGCTTTGTATGTAACTTCATCTGGTGATGCACTAGATTCGTCGTCATTTAATCTAAGAAGATTTAACGCAAAAACAGGCCCTTGACTCAAACAAGTGAAAACCGATCTGTGAAAGAAAGATCCCTTATTTTCTAAGGATCTATCTATATCTCCAAATATAGCAATCATTGTCGTAGCATCCGGTATATAAACCGGAGTATTGAAAGGACCAATATTAGAGAATCCTACAACTAGACGAATTGTTTGAGATGTTAGTATAACATTTTGGGAAGCGTCAAACTCCAACGTATAAACTCCAGAAGCTTTAAACTGAGAGTAGTCTATTTTAATCTTACTTGCCATTATAATAATATATTTTTAGTCAGTGTATATATCGTATTTGATTTCAATTTCCTCGGAAAAATTTAGAAATCAAATTAAAGCGCTAAAATCCTTATAACTTTTACCTTCTTTTGTTATATAAATATTTTTTGAATTTCCTTCTGAGTCAAATTCAGGGGGATTCATCCCCTCTATTTTATTTATTATCATACTTTTATAATCACTATCTTCGAGCTCATCAAATAATTCTCCTACCATTTGTCCAAAATCATATCCGTCAAAAAGTCCAGATAAATTAACTAAGGTCATAGCAACATCATCATGTCCGCTTTGTGCAGAATATGTTCCTCTAGAATTTAAGCCAAAGGTAAACATTTCTAAAATTGTATGTTTTTTTTCCGTTATAATTATTCGGTCTTTTCTAACGAGTGACCTTAATAATTCACAGTATTTCATTTTTATCTTTTCGTTATATTTTATTCCGGGTTTAGCTAATCTGGCATTTTCTGTGTGCTTTGTGAAAAGAAACATTTCATCATAAAAATCATCTTTAGATATTAGCTTTTCGTAAAACATATCTCCCTTATAATTCATCTCTAATGCTATTTTAACTCTATCTGCATTAAATACTTTAAGAATTAAATTAATAACTATTTTTGTAAAATCATCAAGATTTATATTATTTTCTCTGAATAACCCAATTTGTATAAGACCAAAAAAATCAGATTCGTCTTCAAAATCATCAATTTTTTCAATAATTGATTTAGGTAAAGGGGTTAATTTAAATATATTTAATACTGTATAATCTCCTTTGTTACCTTCACTAAGATCTATAGAGAAAACATATCTTTTACCTTCTTCGTCTGCATTATCTATATTAAATTTTGGATGCCATGTTAGATTTTCATAATTGATATCAGTATCATGAAGGCATTCGATTTCTGCCCATTCGTATTCGGATTCATTATTTTTAATTTTTTTTAATTCATTAGACCCTAGAAGTAATGTGGAAGAGCTTAAAAACTGATTACCATATTCTTGGTTGAATAATTCTTCGCTTCCTAGATTTGCCATCTCGGTTTGTCTCCAAGCTTCGTCCCTTCCCGGTACTTGCCACCAGTCCACCCTAATCGGATTAAAACTATTTTTACCTTCTAAAGCTAATTGATAGATCTCATAAAACTTATTCATCCCGTTGGGGGTAGAAGTTATTATAATTCTAGAAACATTAGAAGAAGAAACCGTAGGATATGTAGATCTAAAGAAAGCCTCAATAAAATTAGGATTAATATGGGCAAACTCATCCATATATAGAAAGTGAATAGTAAAACCAATACCTGTTGTTTTGGTAGTAGTTTTAGCTAAGATCCTGCAGCCATTATCAAATTTCATTGACATGACATTATTTACATTCATTCCGGGTTTAAGGAAAAAAGGTAATCCTTTAATTATATGTTTTATTTTATCCATTAGCTCTTCCGCAGTATCCCCAACGTTAGCTAATATCATCGCATTTTTATCATGGTTGAAAAGTAAATACCAAACTAAAATTATTGATGAAGTAATAGATTTACCAACCTGTCTAGGAGCTAAAAATATATTCATCCTGTTATTCTGGTATTCCTTAAGAACAGAGATTTGGTATTCCCTAAGTTTTATATAATTCAAACCAGTATCTGTCATTACTTGACAATACTTGGAAAAATACGTAACGTCCTCAGCACATTTTTTTATTTCTAATGTTTCTTCTTTGGTGTATTCAAAAAGAACATTAGATCTTTTTAGCTCTGGGTTATTATCATGAAATGGATTATCAACACTTTTAAAGTCAAGCCCTTCTTCGTCAGCCTTTCTTAATAGCTCATTTACTCTTTCGGTGGACCAATAATTACTTTCTTCCTGGGTTTCCCCTATTTTTTTATTTTCTATCATATAAAAATTTAAGAAAACATATCGTCATCTAATTCGTAGGTATCATCTTTTTTTACATCATCAGATTCTATCCTATCGACATCTATTATTTTTTTATATCTTGCATTAACAATGGTTCCGGGATCCATTTGTTTTATTTTTTCCTCGTCGATTTCTAAAGCTTTCACGTCTTGAATTTCAGGTCCTAGAAGTTCTCTCAGACCTTCCATCATATTTTTTGTTCCCCTACTTTTAATAGTTCCGTTTTCGGAAACTGAACTAGCTGAAGGAACATAAAGATC